GCCCGACCTACGCGATCAGCGCGGCGCGCAACAGCCTTACGCCCTTCCAGACCGTGCCCGTCGTCCTCGGGACGCACCGCATGGTCCCGCCTTACGGCGCGGCACCCTACACCGAGATCGTCGGGAACGATCAATTCCTGCGCTTCGTCATGATCTGGGGCTATGGGCCGGTCGACGTCTCCCAGATCAAGATCGGGAACACGCCGATCGCGGACTTCACCGACGTCGAGGTCGAGCACGACTTCGACGGCAGCGCCTCGACGCTCGGGCTCTACCCGGGGGACGTCTCTCAGGACGATCTCGCGATCCGGCTGACCGACGCTTATGTCTCGCGCACGACCGCGCTCGACACGACCGAGATCGGGATCACGATCACCTTCCCGAGCGGGCTCTTCACGACGAACAATAAGGGCAAGCGGATCTCGACCTCGGCGCGCATCGTCGGGCAATATCGCCTCGTCGGCGCGGGATCGTGGACTTCGTGGTTCGATGAAACCTATACCGACGACACCGCGCAGGTGAAGCGCGTCTCGCAGCGCAAGACGGCGCTCACCTCGGGGCAGTATGAGGTCCAGATCAAGCGGTTCGCCGCCGAGGTGAACCTCACGAACGAGCGCGTCTTCGACCGCGCCGATTGGTCGGATCTTCGCTCCTTCAACACGAACACGCAGCCGGTCCTCCTCTCCGGGATCGCGAAGAGCGCGTTCCGGATCAAGGCGACCGATCAGCTGAACGGCGTCGTCGATCAACTGAACGCGCTCGTCTCGCTCAAGATCCCGACGTGGAACGGCTCGGCATGGACGACGGCGACGAGCGTGACCTCGAACCCGGCCGCGATTTACCGCTATGTCCTCACCGGCGCGCCGAACAAGAAGCCGGTCGCGGCGGCGAACGTCAACGACGCGGCGCTCGGCGCGTGGTTCACCTTCTGCGCGACGAACGGGCTCGCCTTCGATCAGGTGGTCGACTTCCAGCTCTCGGTCCGGGATCTCCTGCAAGACGTCGCGAACGCGGGCAAGGCGAGCCCAGCTTACATCGACGACAAGTGGACCGTCGTCATCGAGCAGCCGCGCTCGACCGTCGTCCAGCACTTCACGCCGCGCAACACCCGCAACTTCGCCGGGCGGATCCTCTATAACGAGATCCCGGACGCGCTCCGGATCCGCTTCTTCAACAAGAACGCGGACTATCGCGAGGACGAGCGCGTCATCTACGACGATGGCTTCAACGCCGCGAACGCGACGACCTTCCAAGTGATCGACCTCCCCGGCCAGACCGACCCGGACAACGTCTACAAGCTCGGGCGGCACTACATCGCGGCAGCGCGCCTCCGGCCGGAGATCTTCACCTTCGAGATCGACGTCGAGCATCTCGTCGCGCTGCGCGGGGATCTATGCCGCCTCACGCACGACGTGCCGGGGATCGGGCAGATGTCCGGGCGCGTCGTCTCGCGCGCGACGAACACGATCGTCCTCGACGAGCCGGTGACGCGCGAAGCGGGCAAGGTCTACACCCTGCGCGTCCGCGTGACGACGACCGGCGCGACGCTCGCGCTCACGGTCGCAGCATCCTCGACGACCGTCACGAGCTCGACCGTCGTCGTGACGAGCGGAGGGACCGGCGTCAACGTCGGGGATCTCTACCAGTTCGGAGAGCAAAACCTCGAGAGCCTCGAGGTGCTGGTCGCGGGGATCGAATATCTCGACGACCTCGGCGCGGCGGTGACCTGCGTCCCTTACTCTCCGGCGATCTACAACTCGGCGATCACGATCCCGGCTTATACGACCGCGCTCTCCGCGCCGGTCTCGGCGTCGTTCATCGGTCCGCCGATCCCGACGATCTCGCAGGTCGTCTCGGACGAGCTCGCGCTGCAAGTCACGTCGAGCGGCGCGGTCGTCCCATCGATCTTCCTCTATGTGCAGCCCGGCAAGAACGCGAAGACCAAGGACGGCACCGTCACGCGGACCGCGTTCTTCCAAGCTCGTTTCCGCAGATCGGGCTCGGACGACCCGTTCAGCTATATGCCTTACAGCGCGGTCGATAGCCCTTATGTGCAGATCTTCCCGGTCGAGAGCGGGATCAACTACGACATCGGCGTGCGCGCGATCGGGCCGGACGAGGCGACGACGAGCCTCTTCGCCGACATCTCGAACCACACGGTCATCGGCGCGAGCGCCAAGCCTCCGCAGGTCGACACCTTCACGCTCAACACGATCGGGGATCACACCTACGTCGAATGGACTTACCCCTCCATCGCCGTCGACGTGATCGGCTACGAGATCCGCTACTCGGCGAACCAGAATAACACCTCGTGGACGACGATGACGGTCCTCTCGGACGCACTCCCGAGGGAGGCGCGCTCGTTCACCGTGCCAAGCCGCTCGGGATCCTACGGCATCAAGGCGCTCGACGTGCTGGGCAACCGCTCAGTGTCCGCGACGTTCATCAACGCCTCGCTCGAGGATCCGGCCGCGCAGAACGTCGTCTCGACGCTCACGCAAGAGCCGCTCTGGCTCGGAACGAAGACCGACGTCGACCGCAACGGCGCGGTGATCCAGCTCCGCAGCGGGAACCTGATGTCGACGTGGACGACCCTCGCGTCGGTTCCGACGATCGGGGTCACGCCGGAGGTCGGCTATGCCGAGGTCGGTTACTACGAGTTCGGCGAGACGGATCTCGGCGAGGTCTACACGTCGCGCGTCACCGTCGACGCCGTCGTCTCGAGCTCTGGCGGGCTCTCGACAATGGCGACATGGGTCAACCTCGCAGGGATCGCGGATCTTGCAGGCGATGACACCGGCGACGAGATCTCGGTCGAGCTGCAAGTCAACTATTCGATCGTCGACAGCGCGACGCCGGTCTATCAGGGGTGGCGGCGCTTTGTCGTCGGGGACTACACCGCGCGACACCTCAAGTTCCGCGCCGTGCTGACGAGCAATTTCGCGACGATCACGCCGATCGTTAGCGGGCTGACCGCCGTCATCGACATGCCGGATCGCGTGGACTATGGGAACGACCTCGTCTCCGGCGCGGCGACTTACTCCGTCGTCTTTTCTCCGTGGTTCAAAGAGCTGCGATCGGTTACTATCGCCGCGCAGAACATGGCGACGGGCGATTATTACGCGATTTCGGGCAAGACGCGCACCGGCTTCGATGTTATCTTCCGCAACAGCGCCGGGACGGCGATCAGTCGAACCTTCGACTATCAGGCTATCGGCTTCGGCAGAGAGAGGGGCACCTAATGGCTCAATATGACTTTGGCACGATCGACCCGAACACCAAGAGCGGGACGGCTCTCGCCTCGGATCTGAACTCGTGGCGCAGCGCGGTGCACTCGACGCACTCGGCAGCGACCGCGCCGAGCTATCTCGTGGCCGGGATGCTCTGGGCCGACACGACGTCGGCGAACTACGAGCTCAAGATGTATGACGGCGCGCAGTGGATCCCGGTCGCGATCCTCGACGCGACGAACAACGTCGCACGGGTCGCCATCGACAGCGCGGAGACGAGCTACATCACCTCGACGACGGCGGGTCAGATCCGGCATGTGATCGCAAACAACAACATCTTCACGACACGCTCGACCGGGATCCAGTTCAACCTCGCCTCGCCGGTTATCTCAGACAGCAACGCGAACGAGCTCTTGAGCTTCACCACGACCGCGAGCGCGGTGAACCAGATCAACATCGAGAATGCCGCAACAGGAGGCGCACCGACGATTTCTGCGGTTGGGGGGGACACGAATATCGACGTGCTGCTCCGTCCAAAGGGCGCGGGAAACGTCTTTTCTCTGGTCGAGACCTCCGCAACGAACACGGTCATCGACGTTATGCGGGTCGACGCGCGCAGTTCTGGCACCGCCGCCGCAGGTATAGGAGCGGGACTTCTTTTTGGGGTTAGGACGTCCGCAGGAAATACAGAGGTAGGCGCGCGGATCGAGGCGATCACGACCGACGTGACGGCTGGATCCGAGGACTTCGACATCTCGTTCAAGGTCATGGCGGCAGGTGCAGCGGCGACCGAGGCGATGCGGATCCGCTCGACCGGCGTCGTCGATGTCGACGCGCTCTCGATCGCCGGAACGACGGTCACGTCGACGGCCGCAGAGCTGAACATCCTTGACGGCGTGACCTCGACGGCCGCAGAGCTGAACTTGGTGGACGGCTCCGTCGCAGGGACGATCGTCAACAGCAAGGCGGTGATCTACGGCGCGGCTGGTCAGGTGCTTGCCGCAACTGCCACGGCAGGGACGAACACGACGCAGGTCGCAACGACGGCCTTCGTGCAGACTGCGCTTAGTGGGGTCGGGGTCGCGTCGATCGACGTGCAGGAGTTCACGGCGGGCGGCACTTGGACCAAGCCCGCGAACGCGCTTTACTCCGAGATCACGGTCGTCGGTGGTGGGCAGGCTGGCCGAACGGGATCGCCTTTTGTGATGTGCGGCACCGCTAGAACGTCCGGCAGCGGCGGCAGTTCTGGCGGCGCGGCTTTGCTTCGCAAGATGGCAAGCGCGCTAGGGGCAACCGAGACTGTTACCATTGGAGCAGGCGGAGCAACCACCGGAGCATCTGGCGGCACTTCATCCTTTGGCGCGCACGCATCTGCAACGGGCGGCGGTGCAACGGGCGGAACAGGGTCCGGCACGGGCGCTCAGGCGATCACGGGCAATCTAGGCGGGGGCGGAAATGGAACCGCAGACGCTACGTTTAACCGCGCAGAAACCCTTGGTGGCGCGTCGATAGCAGGGCCGGGCGGTATTAACACAACCGCAGGGACCAGAGGCGGAGGCGGCGGCGGCGGAGATGCCTCAACTAGCTTCGGCGCTGGTGGCGCGGGCTACGTCCGCGTCGTGACTTACTGCTCGTAAAGGAGGCAACACATGATCGCTCTCATCGACCCTCGTTTTGACCGCGTTTGCGAAGTCGCGCAGGCGGAGTTCCCGGTGGCTGAACCTCTGTTCTGGACACCGTGCCAAGACGACTGCATCCCGGATTTTGACTATTGGAACCCGGAGACCGAGAGCATTGTCTATCCTCCCCGCCCAGAGCCGGAGCCGCAGGTCGATCTCGTCGGGACGACCGTGGAGGAGTTCTGATGCAGGTGATGGGCATCAAGCTCCCCGGGCGATACGCGACCTTCTACACCTCGAACCAGCCCGGCGACGAGGTGAAGGAGCACACGCACACCTATCCGCACTCTTGCACGGTCATTTCCGGATCGGTGCGCGCTGCTTGCAACGGCAAGGAAAAGGTCTTGGAGGTCGGGCAGTCGGTGATCTTCCCGAAGGATCTCCCGCACTCGATCACGCCGCTCTCGATCGGCACGATCTTCGTCAACGCTACGGATGAGCTCTCGCCCGGAGAAGAGGCGAGCTTCGTCGCGCTATGACCTACTCGGAGATCCTCTCGGCGCGCTTTCCTCTGCGGACCTTGAAGCTGGTCCCGGAGCTGCGCGTGATGTCGATCACCAAGGACACGGGCTATCCGGTCGAGATCACCAACGACAACGCGCCTTACGCGCTCCCCTATTGGCACTCGCAGGCTTTGGCGCGCTTCATCCTCGATCACCGGGAGACGTTCGCCGGGAAGAGCGTGCTCGATGTCGGGTGCGGGTGCGGCTTGGCGGCGATCGCTGCGGCGTCGATCGGCGCGGTGGCTGACGCGCTCGACCCGGATCTTCGGTGTCTGGACTTCACCGAGCGGAACGCTCGCGCGAATGACGTCGATGTCGGCTTAATCTGGGGCACGCATCGAGCGATCGAGGGCCACGAGATCCTGCTCGCCGGAGGGCTATTCCATGAGCCACACGGCGCGGAGATCGCGCGCATCGCTCGAGAGCGGGCGAGCCTGATCGCTGTGTCGTGGCAGAACCTTTGGGATATGCAGGGGTTTTCGCAAGTCGGCTTCCATGAGATAGGATTGAGCCGGATACACGTTTTCGCGTCGAATAAACTCGAGGAGCTGATGGCATGACGGAAGAGATGATCTGGAACCTCGTGCTCTCGGCCGCGATCGGCGCGGTTAGCTGGGTCTTGAAGGGCTATGCCGACGAGCTGCAACGCATCTCGATCCTGCTCAACAAGACCCGCGAGGAGACGGCGCGGGACTATGTGACAAAGACCGACGTTCAGGCGAGCGTCAACATGCTGATCGCCCGGATCGACAGCCTCGACGCTAAGATCGACCGGATCCTGCAAGGGCTGCTCAAATGAGGCTCGCGCTCCTGCTCTTGGTCGCGGGATGCGGGCCCGTCACCGTCTCCTCGGTGGCATATACCACCGCTTGCCCGAAGGGGGACGCGCAATGCGAGATCCGGCAGAACGCGGAGACGCTCTACTACATGGCGCACGAGGACGCGGCGAACGAGCTCCTCTGCTCCGGCGATACGCGCGATGTCATGGGGGCGCTCTGCTCGGTCTACTGATGGCGACGAGCGCCGGAGCGCAGGTCACCGGCGACCTCAACACCAACAGCGGCAACACGAACTCGACGATCGGGTCGAACAATAACACCGCCGAGAGCACGACGAATTATAACGGATCCGGGAGCGCGCCCTTCTCGACACCGGTCCCGACCGCAGCCGCGCCGACCGTCATGGGCGGAGGCGGGAACGATAGTTGCTTGATCCCGGTGCAACAGGCGTTTCAGATCTCGATCTTCGGGCGCGCCGAGGGGCGCATGGAGCAAGATCCCGAATGCAACCGGCGCAAGGACGCGCGCCTCCTTGGGACGCCGCAGGAGACCGGCGGGCTCGGTCTACAGGTCTCCGGGATCTCGGTCATGTGCGACAGCCCTACGGTCTTCAAAGCGATGGCGCTCGCGAGCACGCCTTGCCCGATCTACTCGATCGAGACCGGCAAGCTCCTCACCGGGCGCGACGCCTACATGGCGATGCGTTCCCAGCCCGCGATTTATGTGGTAGGATACGCGCGCGACCCGGTCTTCTGGGACGCTTTTCTGATGATGGGCGAGGAGCTCCCAGATGTCCTACCTCAAGAAAGCAGCGGTCCTCTTCTTTCTGAACGCTTCCGCCGTTCACGCAGATCCGACGATGACGGCTCTACAGGGATCGGCGCAGGCAATCCTTGACCAGCTCGCCGCCTCGCAGGATCTCACGGTCGGCGCGGTCTACAGCGCAGGGCAGGGCGACATCATCGCGGCAGGCGTGATGCAGGACGCAGCGATCTCCGCGCAGATGGTCACAGCCTACAACGGCGCGATCGACGACGTGCTCGATGCGACCTATTACAACGCCGAGATGCTCTTCGAGGATCAGCACGAGGTCGCGATGGCGAACCTCGATCTCGCCGTCGACGATCTCGTGGCAGCGACCGCCGTCCTGATGGAGGTGCAAGCGATCGCCAATATGGCCGCGAACGCCGACACCGTGCAGGAGCAGCTCGTCGTGCAAGCCGCGCTCGAGAACACCGACATGACGATCAGCTCGGCCGACGTCTCGAACTATAACAGCGCGCTCGGGGCGGTGCAGACCTATGCCCGGGATGCCGGCGCGTTCCTCGCCGCGTCGCGGAACGTCTCGCTCACCGGCGCGACCGACAACTTCGCCGCCAACAGCGGCGCGAGCCTCTACGGCGCGAACGTGGCCTACAGCGCGACGGCCGACATTATCAACATCTCGGCCGGATCCGCGTTCGGGATCGGGTTCCAAGGCTTCCTCACCTCGAACGTCGTGACGCTCGAGGAGGTCTATGCCGCAGGATACGGCTCTTGAGTGAAGAGCCCGAAGCCAACGGCCTGCGGATAGCAGGGATCGACATCAAGGGCTGGTGGCTCGCCGCAGCCCTTCCCGCGCTCTCGGGGATCAGCGGCGCGGTTTACGTCGGTTATGACACGGTCAACCGGTTCTGGGCCGTCGAGGAGAGCGTGGAGGGCGTGCTGGGCGTCGAGAGCCGGGTCCAGACCCTCGAGCAGGCGATCCAAGACAACGACGTGCGCGGGCTCGCGCCGAAGCTCTCCGCGATCAGCACGCAGATGACGACGATCCTCGAGCAGCAAAAGGAGCTCCTCGAGCTCCGCTCGATGGTCGAGAAGTCGGACGCGGTCACGAGCGGGCTCGCGGGCAAGCTCGAGAAATACGACGCGGAGATCGAGGATCTCTGGAAGGCGATGGATGACTTGGTAAGGAACCCCATGCGATGATCGAAAAACTGGTCTGGATAGGCTTCGTCGGCGCGCTCGCCGGGATCTTCTACCTCTCGGGGGACGGCTTCTACCGCTACCCGTGCATGGATCCGGCTAACGTCGAAACGCTGCAATGCAAACCGCCGATCTGCTCGGCTACCCGGACGTGCCCGTCCGATCTCACAGGAGGCGCAAACTATGTCACGCAATAAGAACGACCCGGAGATGCTCGAGGCGCGCTTGCGCTATTTTATCGGCTGCGCGCTGGTCGTGATCCTCGGGGGCACGATCTTCGCCGTGCTCTACTCGCTGGTCTTCATCACGCAGCCGCTCGAGGTCTCGCCGAACGACCAAAAATTTTTCGAGCTTCTGACACCGCTGGCATCCTTCATCGTTGGGGCGCTCGGGGGTGTGATGGCGGCAGGCAATAACCGAAGCAAAGGCGGCAACGACGACGAGCCGCCAAGACAGGAGTTCACAGAATGATCGGGCTCAAGCTGGTCGGCGCGCTCGTCGGGCGCAAGGTGAAAGAGAAGGCGATCGACGCCGTCCTCGATAAGGTGGATCTCCCGGATCAGGTCGAGGACGCGCTCAAGACGGCGGTCGTCGGTCCGCGCCCGGGTTTTCTCGGCAAGATCGGGAAGGTCTTAAAGAAATGATGCTCCGGATCGCGGGCGCGCTCGCCGTCCTTGCCGCGCCGGTGGCTGCGGAGCAATACAAGATCCAGCGCGTGATCGACGGCGACACCGTCGAGATCGCGGTCGGGTTCCTCCCGGATCCGCTCCCGCCGAAGCTCTCGATCCGCGTCCTCGGGATCGACACGCCGGAGAAGGCACCGCGCGCCCAGTGCGAGGCCGAGGCCAAGAAAGCGGCCGAGGCGAGCGCGTTCACGAAGGGCAAGGTCGCCACGGCGCAGACCGTCGAGATCGAGATCGAGAAGTGGGATAAGTATGGTGGCCGCGTGCTGGGCCATGTGCTCCTCGACGGGCACAGCCTCTCGGACATGCTGATCGAGGCGGGTCTCGCCCGCCCTTACAAAGGCGAGGCTAAGACCTCGTGGTGCAACTAAGGAGCTAAAAGATGACCCTTCTCACCGAGGCCCAACTGGCCGCAATGATCCCGACGAATAAAGAGGTCGGCGCGTGGTGCGACGCGCTGAACGAGATGCTTCCTAAATACGACATCACGACGCCGAAGCGGATCGCCGGGTTCGTCGCTCAATGCGCGCACGAGAGCTCGGATTTCCGGGTGCTCGAGGAGGGGCTCTCCTACAAGGAGGAGACCCTCCTGCGCGTCTTCCCGCGCTATTTCGGACCCGGAAAAGCGAACCCGGCAGAGTATGCCCGGAACCCGCAGAAGCTCGCGAACTACGTCTACATGGACAAGAACCGCAGCGCCGCCGGAGCCCTTGGCAATATTTTTGAAAATGACGGGTTCGCCATGAGAGGCAAAGGTCTCAAGCAAGTCACGGGCCGAGCAAATCACGCTGCGTTCGGAAAGACCGTGGGGCTCACCGCCGAGGAGGCTGCGGAGTATCTCCTCACCAAGAAGGGCGCGCTCGAGAGCGCGCTCTGGTTCTGGGGCTCGAGGAACCTCAACGCGGTCGCCGACACCGGCGACGTCGTGAAGCTCACGAAGATCATTAACGGGGGCGACATCGGGCTCGCAGACCGTCAAGCGCGCTATGCGAAGGCGATGGCGGTCTTGACCGGATCCGCGCCGGTGGCGGCTGCTCCTGCGGCTGCGGCGAGCTCTGGGGGCTCCCTGCGCGTCGGATCGAAGGGCGAGGATGTCCAGCGCGTGCAAAAGGCGCTCGGGATCGCAGCGGACGGCGACTTCGGTCCCGGCACCGAGCGCGCGGTGAAGGCGTGGCAATCTGCGAACGGTCTCACGCCGGACGGGGTCGTCGGCCCGAAGACGCTCGCGAAGCTGATCGGCTGATGATGAAGGCCCTCGGGGTTATCCCCGGGGGCCGGATCTCGGTGCGCGACGAGGAACAGGGAGGTGGCAAGCCTCGCCGCGCGGCGCGAGTTACAAAGCCACCACGCGCTGGGCGTCTAATCCATACCACGAAGCCACTCATCTACCAACGGCAGAAAGCCGTGGTCCGGTCCGTGCTTCTCGACCCACGATGCCTTGCCGTTGTGGATCGCCTCCGGCCCGTCCTGATGGTGCGCCTTGCAGAGCGGGATCGTCTCGAAGTCGCTCGCCTTCCGTTGTCCGTATCGGTCGCAGATGACGTGGTGCGCGTCCGATGGTCCGGGCTTGCGGCAGATGACGCAGGGCAAAGACTTGACGCGGGCAAGATGTGCCCGCGCCTTGTCCGTGCCTCGTTCCGGCTTTGGCTTCTTGAGCCCGAGCGGTCCTCGGCCCGTCAGGTTCACGTCCACCGCTCCCAGCGATGGCACTCGCGGTTGGTCCGCTTCGCGAGCTCGTAAAGATCCGAGACCTTCGACCGGCCTTTCCGCGCGCTATTGATCGCCTTCTGGATCCGGTCCCGGTCGGCGTAAAGCTCGACCAAGCGGCGTTTGGCGATCGGGCGCATGATGGGGATCAGCAGACACCGCATCACGACATCCCCAAGGCGGCGCGATACATGCTCTCGATCGCCTCCTCCTCTGCGATGTCGTCGGCGCGCTTCTTCCGCAGGGCCACGATCTTGCGGATGGTCTTGGTGCAATATCCGCGGCCCTTCGCCTCGGAGTAAATCTCCTTGCGCGCCTCGGTCTCGTCGGCGATCGCCGCGTTCTGGGTCTCGATCCGCTCGATGAACTGCAAAAGCTCCTCGGCGGTCACTTCGTATGCGTCTGACATCTCAATTCCTCCTTGGGGGTTCGTTCGGCAATACCGCGATCACCTCGCGGCCGGTCTCAGTCACTCGCCAGTGGTGCCCTTGCGTTGCCACGGCAAAGGGCAGATCCTCGGGCGGGTCCGCGCGCTCGATCCAGCCGCACTCTTCGAGGCTAAAGAGCGACGCGCCGTGCACGTCCGCCTCCCCTGCCGTGAAGACCCGGTCTTGGAACTGCTCGAGCTTCTTGATGGTCCGCCACCGGACCACCGTCAATTTAGGTTTCATGTCGTCTCCTTTTCGCTCCACTCGATCCCGTGCCTGGATCCATATTCATAAATCAGCTCGATCAGGTCGCTCATCTGCGCCTTCGAGAGCTTCGAGGATCTGAACCCAAGCGGGAACGGACCCGCTCCGTCGAGGCCGTCGGCGAACTGCACCTGATGCCCGAGGGAGTGCATGAACGCCGACTTCCAAGTCTCCGGCGTCCATTTGCGACCTTCTGGTCGCGCGAGAGCGACGTCGGTCAACATCGCCCACATCTTCGCGTTCTGGTCGGCCGTTCGATCGCCGCCGATGATCTGGACCGTCGAATAGTCCGGCGCTGCGTCGATGAGCTGGTGCGCGTAGGCGCGCTGGCGCAGGCCGGTTAGGCGGACCCGGTAAGGCATCAACCGCCTCCCTGCATAGTCCAGTGGTCGATCATCACCGAGCGGACCGTTTCACGTGGAACATCGAGCTCGATCGCCGTCTTGCTCAGGGTCAGGCTTGCCTCCATCTTGGCAAGCCCTCCGCC